AACAGCTTCTTGCTCGATGCTATCTCTGCGTGTGAGTTTAGTGATGAAAGAAGGATTCTTAGCTCTCTTCTGTGCATTCTCGATATCTGATGCGGCACTCATCCATTTGGATAAGTCCTGACCCATACTCTGAATATCTTTACCAACCTGAAAAGCACGCTTCAACCCATTAAATGCCGTGTTAGCTGTTGCGACGGCGGCACTAATTGTTAAGGGGTCGAGCATTTAACTAACTTGTGATAGAACTCCGATGAGCATAGTAATAACAGCACCCATGCCACCGATTAATACCACCTCTAATCGTTTTAATCTGTAAAAGATTTCTTTAAACTGAATGTGATTTTCAGTTTCAAGTTTTGTTATACGTTCCGTTAGCTTAGTCATTCTATTATGCAATACCTAAAAATTTAACTAGGTTTAGATATTACTTGTAAGCCAATCACTGAAACATTGCCATCAGAAAAAGTAATATCGCTTGCATTATTAGAAGAATAAGTTTCAGGGATGTTTCTTAAGTTTGTTCTGTAAGTTCTATATTCTTGCTGTTTTTCACTGCTCAATGGACTATCAGGAGACACCGTCCAGTCTGTACTTTTAAGTAAATCTGTACGTTGACCTCGAACCCTAACCCAACTATTTTGCCAAGCTGTTTGTGCATCAGCTATTGCTGTGTCATTTGCTGTTTTAAGAGAACTCCATTTATCTTTAACAGCTTTAACTTCATCTGAAGTAGCAGAACGATTATCACCAGAAATAGGTTCTACTTCACTTTCACCACCCTCAATTACTTGGATAGCATGAATAGATGAATAATCATTTAACCATACATCATCTGAGGGTATTTCATACGCAATACCATCTTTTACAATTATTCTATCTTGTTTTACAAATGAGTAATGTGCCATTTTATCTCCTATGTTTTAAAAATTTAATTGGTCGTCTACTGATTACATTCATACAAAAGCTCTCTATTTTTTTTCTGTAATTTAGGAGAGTGAATATACTGTTACTATAAGACTTCATTTCTTCAGTAGCTTCAACATAACCAAGATTTACTGATGTGTTGAAAAAGAAAGTTAAAAAAGGTTTATCAAAACGTAATTTAATTTTTGCTTGTTTATTAATATTTTTTATTGCGAATGATAAATGTAATGGTCTAATCCAAGAATAAGGTTTAAATCCCCCAGGAATATACACACAGTTTTCATGCTCAAGATTTGGAGGAATTGAAACAACTTCTATGTCTTTATCATCAGTAACAAAAGCATAAGGACTTTGAATTTGTAGCTCTAATCTTGAATTATCTTCATACTTTAGATTTAATGATTGATTAATTAAATTATGTAGTGCTTTTGTTGATGGATGTTGGTCAGTAAATTTATAATTTAGGTATGGTTCTTCTTTTTTTAAACCAAATTCAAGGTCAACATCTAAGAAAGAATTAACTGTATAAAGTCTATTATAAATACTTGTTACTGCTGGACATTTAGTTTGTAGTACTTGTTTGTCATATTTTTCAATGTTATTAAATATTCCTTGTGGGAATTTTTCTGCATGAAGAATTGTCCATTTTACATCTGACATTTTTGTCTTATTAAATATCATTATTTATCAAGCCTTAATCATAAATTTGATTGCTACATAAGGTTGTAAAGTTGAAACTGCATTTATACTTGTAGTGCCTGTAGGTGTCACCGCATTACCAGAAAAGGTTGCATTCATAGAGTGGCTATGAGAATTACTACTTCCTTGATTAAGAGTTGACCAATTTGGGTTAGCATTATACATTTGATTGGCTGGATCTATATAAGCTGAACTAGCACCAAAAGTAAAAGCTCCGAACCTTAGACCATGATCTTCTGGATGGTTATGAGAGGGAAGTTGTGCAGTTGTCAAAGTATGATTACCAGTAGACCCACTTATTGTTCCAGCTGGAGTTAAAGCATTAATAGTAATTGAACCAGTTGGTGTAACTGTTGCCGCTCCCCCAGTTGATGCTACTGTTTTTGAACCACTTACGCCAACAGGAACTTTATCTTGTAAGTCTGGTAAATTAAAGGTACTCGACCCATCACCAACACCATAGTCTGTACCAATAATTGCAAACAAAGCAGAATAAGTAGACCGAGAAACAGCAGTTCCATCACAGTTTAAATACCCAGATGGCAATGTACTATTACTCCAAGGCAAAATCGTTCCTACTTCAATCGCAACAATATTAGTTAAAGCAGACCCATTAAAATTATATCTAACAGTTTCATATGTACTCATTTTATTTCTCCTGTAATAACCAGCCCTGTGTATCCCCAGAGAATACCAAAGCAAATCCAGCACGTTCTGTTGCGACAGTAAGGTCGCTCGCATTTCCTTGTATTTTTTTACCGTTACGAGCTACTGTTAAATTATTAGTATCAAACGTAGCATTTAAATCAATAAATCTTACCATGTCACCAGCACTTGGACTTGCTGGCAATGTTGCTGTAACAGCTCCTCCTGAAGTATTTACAAAGTAACCTCGATTTATACCTACATTAAAAGCCGATGTTTTTGTTTCCCATGTTATTCTTGTAAGAGGGAAACCTCCAGCGGTGCTTCCATCATGCACAACTAATGTTTCTTTATCTGTATCTACTGTGACTTCTCGTTCAGCACCAGTAAAAGAACTATGCTGGGAAGTTGTGCCACCCCTTAATTTTAAAAGTTTTGCCATTATGCTATACTCCCAAAGTCTATTGTTAAATTGTCAGTATTGACAGTACCGTTTAAATTTATCTCACCAGAACCATTTGGTGCGATAGTAATATCTCCATTAGATGCAGATACTATTGAGTTACCATTTACATCTAAGTTGCCACCTAATTGTGGAGTAGTATCAACAACCAAAGATGTCATAGCTCCAGCGACCACAGCAACAAAAGAAGAGCCATTATAGTAATTCAAAGTATTTGTAGTAGTATTAAAATATAAATCACCAGCATCAAGAGAGCTGGTTGGTGCAGAGCTTGCCACTCTGTATCTTTCAGCAAAGCTATTTACACCAGAAATATTACTAGCAACTGTAGTTACATTTGACGCAACACCAGCAACTGTTGTTACATTCGCAGATATACCAGCAACTGTAGTAACATTAGCAGATATTCCAGCAACAGTATTAACATTCGATATATTAGAACCAACAGTATTTATGTTGTTGCCAGAGCTGGTTGATACAGATTCTGTAATAGACCCTAAATCTTCTTGAGCTGTAATTTCACCAGCAACAATATTTATATTTGTTTGATTAGCGGCAGAAGGTGCGGTTGATTGCCATGCACTACCATTATATGCTTTCAGTTCATTCAGAGTAGTATCAAAATATAAATCACCAGCATCAAGGCTAGAGCTTGGTGCAGAAGAAGCTACTCGATATCTTTCTGTAAATGTGTTAACACCAGTTATATTTGAAGCAACAGTAGATAAATTATTTACATTAGTAGTTGTTGCCATTGTATTCAAATCAGATACAAAATCAGAGGTAGCAAGAAGAGCAAGGTCAGCTACAATATCACTTGTTGCTAATGTATTAATATCAGAAACAATATCGCTAGTAGCTAGTGTATTCAAGTCACTTACAATATCAGATGTAGCAAGTGTATTTATATCACTCACAATATCACTTGTAGCTAGCGTATTTAGGTCAGAAACTATATCACTCGTTGCAAGTAAATTTATATCGTTGATTACATCTGTTACAGCAAGCGTATTTACATCACTTACAAAGTCAGAAGTAACAAGTGACATACCACTTGCAAAAGCAGAAGTAATCAATGATGCCTTGCCAGCAACAGTAGTTACATCACTAGCTATGCCAGCAACAGAAGTTACATCTGAAGAGATTCCAGCTACAGTTGTTATATTTGAATCTATACCAGCAACTGTATTTATGTTAGTTGCGTTCGAATTTACAGCATTTATATTCGTACTATTACCAGCAACAGCAGTAACATTGCTTGATATACCAGCTACAGTCGTCACATTTGCTTGTATACCAGCCACAGTGGTTACATTTGCACTTATACCAGCGACAGTATTTATGTTGGCTGACTGCGTTGCTACAGTCGTTACAGAAGATATGCTTGGTCCAGCTTCTGGCACACCAGTTGTAGCATTAAACGCAAGAACTGTACCTTTCCGAGTATCTTTTAAAGGTAATGTTGTCGTTACAGCTTCATCAGATTCTTGTAATCTTAGACCTCTTTCAGCAGTATCATCCACATCAGCATGAATTGCTATGATTCTATCCAGTTCTGTATTCAAAGAAGAAATATTAAAAGCACCTTGAGTTGGAAAGTCCGTAGTTCTCTCAAGTGCTATTGCTCTTACAATAACAACTGTAGATCCACCACTTGCTCCGGTCACACTCATTGTAACTGTACCAGTTGATCCATTGCCGCCTGAGACAGTGTAGTCAGTAGTGATTGTTTTAAGTGTGTTATCAACAAAAACTCTAAGGTCTGCGTCTGCAAAAAACTCAAAGTTAACAGTAAATGATGTCTGAGTAGCTCCCTCACTTACAGTATATGATACTCGAGGTGTATTATTTGAAACTGATATTGTCATTTGTTAATCCATTCTTCCAGCTATAGCGCGACTCATATCGTTTACCTGATCTTTTATAAACCATAACCTAGCTCCAGGCAAATTAGCAAGAAATTCTTTCGTCCCTTCACCATAGTCACCAGTAATAAACTTAGCCGCACCTCTTGCTAAATCTGTAGTTACACTCACACCAGCGCCTAGCGGAGCTGTTGCCGCATCGATATAATCTTTCTCCTGCGGAAACTTCGGAGAAACTAAACCCATTGTCAAGTCTGGTCCACCAAGAGCAAGAGATGTTTGTATAGAAGTATAGTACATATCTGAGTATAAAGCCGCCAATCCAGATGTATCAAAAGAACGCAACATCTTATCTTCAAGACTCATATCATCCAGAATGTAAGGATTGTTTCTGTACTTTATCATCAAGCTCATATACCCAAGAGCCATAGATGCACCTATACCAACAAGCCTATTCGTTACCGCACCCTGAGAATAAAGAGTCGTTATTTTATTCAGAGCAGCAAAAGAATAAGAATAAAATTGAAAAGGTAAACCAAGTATTGCGTTCTCTACTCGAGCATAACCTCGAACACGGCGATCCTCTGTTAGACCCATGAATCGACCAATACGCATTGGCACATATACAACACCATCTGTTATCAAAGGTTTATCTGCTGGTGATCCCATAAGAACAGTGTTCTTAATACCAGCGTTCATTGTTCGTCTAAAGATTTTAGTAGCTTCAAGATCGTCCCATGCGTCTGAGTTAGCAAGATAAAAACCATCAGAGTCCTCAATGAATCCTTTCTTCCGCATATTATTAATCTTCGATGCATCTTTTCTATCAATACCCATACGCAATAACCACTGCGTTTCTTTTGCTGTTGCGTTACCATTAGCCAGCTTTATTGAATAGTCAATGATTGTATGAGAGTTTGCCATTGATGACATCATCTTAAATGTTCTTGTCATAGGAGCTAGGAGATTAAGTTGGAAGAATATGTTCTTTACTTTTGTTGTATCAAACAGCGTACCTTGAAATGGATTGTTTAACATATCTTCTTGTAGTCTCAAATGCACATCACCCTTCAGTATCTCGAGCATCTCACCACAAAGCCTACCTTCCATAGCGTTCATTCTTACTTTGTTATTGCTCAACACTTGAAACATCTGCTTAAATAAAGGAGCTAATTCATTTTGCATAAGTACAGTTGCGGCATCAGGCAGAGTTGAGAAACCAGCACTCCCAAGATAGTTCAATGTCGCAAGGTCTTTTAGTATTTGTGCAGTCTTTAGACTCAAAGATTCTGGGTTCTGTATAACAATACCAGCAACTCTATCATAGCTATGCAAGAAGTCTCTTCGTAAAGCATCAAGAGATTTCTTGCCAACTCCATTCTTTGCCTCTCGAGCAATGATCTTGCCAATAACTATCTCAGGGTCTTGATAACCAAATGTTTTATAAAACTCATACTGTGCCGCTGTTCTATTTGTATACGTCATCATTACCTGAACTGGATTAGCAATAATAAACTCAGATACTTTACTGTTTGGTATATCTAAAAGTCTATGTCGAAAGTGCTTAGATTTATTGTAACCATACGATATCTGATTAAAAGGATCACCCTCATCAATAAGCATATTAATAACTTCATCAACTCTTTTACTTATCTCATCAGGATTCCTAGATAACTCAGTAGAAGAAACTGTCTTTGTTTTCTTATTATAAACAAAAGCATTTGGATTCTCTTGAAACCACGTCATTAGTATTTCTTTGAACTGCTCTCGTTGCTCAATGATCTTTTGCTTATTCCAGAATCGAGCAAAGAAGTTTTCATCTTTAAATACTTTGCGCTCACCATCCTCACCAAGCTTAGACTTCAAAGCATTTTCTTCTTGTCGTAATTCTCTACGAATTCTATCTCTCAAAATAATTAATTCTTCAAGTTCGTTTCTCTGCACAGCATTGCGCTTCTTCATATTTTCAAGTTCACTTATCCGTGTAATGATTCCGTCTTTAGGATCAGTAAGATCATAACGTAACTTATCAATACGTCTTCGCAGACTAGCATCAGTAGCCAGATGCCCAGTCTCTGCTAACCTATCTTCCCATTGCTTAAAGAATTTATTCCATACATCCTTTGCTTTATTCTCAAGAGGTGTCATGTTTGCATTATCAGTTACACTCTTCTTCCAAGTATCTTCTAGCCATTGATCATACCTTTTACGACCAAAGTTATAATCCATCTTAGCTTCAACTGGTGTACCCTTACCAGTTATCTCACCATAAATCTCAAGCAGTTGATCATGTGCTTTTACCCACTCACTTTCATATTCAGATGCTTTGATATAAATACTATGTGGCATCTTATACCCCATGAAGTTTCCTTCGAGAGCAGTGCCATGATCGCCAATTAACTTTATCAAATCTAATTTAGTTTCTTGACTATACTCTTTATTTTGAAGCACACGCTTATATGGATTAGTTACTCCTCGATAGAACCAGCTTCGTGTAAACATATTCTCAGCTAGATTGTATGGGTTCTTCATTTCACCATTACCTTTTTCTAGCTTTCTTACTTGTGCTTCTCCTTCAAATTTTTTTGCTAACGCACTTACATTTTTCTTTGTTAAATTATTTCTAAGTTGTTTCTCTGTGTAATTCTTTTTGAGATACGCAACTAACTTGTCAGGATCAGATAGCTCTTCAACAAGCTCATCAGTAAATCGAGTTTCATTCATACGCATACTTAAACTTTGCAAGCCATCATCAGTAATGTCGTAAACACGATCTGCTCTCTGACCTATCTTTGCCGCTTGATCAGGATCAACTGTATTTACAATCTTTGTAAACTCATCTATCTCAGCAATTGTTTTATTAATAGTATTAGCTCTTATATTTCCAGCAACAGATTGCAAACCACCCAGCGTACCACCTACAAAAAACGCAGAACCAAGATTCAAAGCTGATTCTGTTTTAGTTGCGGTCGGATCAAAAAGCTGACGACCTACTTCAATAGGAGCTTGTGTTGCTGTCACACCAAGACCAACACGGAACGCTGATCGAGCAATACCAAGAGTTGGTCCACCGAATGGTAAGGCTACAAGATTCAAAGGATCAAACAATCCAGTTGTTAGTTGCGACCATATACTTGAGTTTGCTAATATTTCTCTACGTTGTTTCATCTTATCAATCTGAACTTTCATATCGTTAAGATGATCCATGTTCTTTGCGTCTTTTAAATCATTGTAATACTGTTCATACTCTGTGCCTTTAATCTCGTTAATGACACTCAGAGAATCATCAACAGCAACATCTCCATACTTAGATTCAAGATACATTGCATTGAGAAATGATTTATATTGATAACCTAAGTTTGCGTTGAGAGTATCAGTCCATGTGGGGTTTGCATTATAATCTTGCTGGTATCCCTTATGATACTGAAGGGTAGGAGTTGGTGTATAGAATCTCTCATTAATATTTTTCATTCAACCATTCTTCCATAGTAATCATCAAGAAACTCAGCAATACTAAACTGGACTACATAAGGTTGTTTGTTTTCATCTTGATCAATAAGATACTTTACCTCTCCCTTATCTGCATACACAACATCGAACACTAAGTTTCGTGCGCCTTGCATCTGATTCAAAGGTGCGCTTAAGTTGAGAAAGGGTGCTTGTGCAGAACCATATTGCGGTGCAAGCCATATCTTCTTTCTATTTGTGTCCATAGTATCTGCGCCTTTTCGAGCAATGACTTCTGGTGCATCATAGAATAAACCAGCCACAGCTAAACCTATACTTACTCCTGGACTAGCTGGCGCAGTTTCTAAAACTTCTCGCATCGAGAAATCTCTTTCACCAAGTTCTCCTCGATCATGATTAGCGTTAGTGAGAGTGTAGTTACCAACTTTAAGTATTTGTCTTTCTACATATTCAAGAAAAGCTTCTCTCATCTCTTGATCTGGCATAAGTCGAGCCAATGCAAATGGTGATCTATATCCACCATCCTTTGAACCATAAGCAAAAACATCTAGCACATAGTCTTCAGTCTTTGGGAAATGAGTCTTTACTAATCCATCAACCCAGTTTTCTACATCATCTATTGTTGGATTCATTTGCCTTTCAACTACTTGTTGATACATATAAAATGGTAAAGCATTTTTAACTACACGAAAGAAATGTGATCCTCTACCACCAGCATTTGCAATTGAATCAAACCCAGCAAGTTTATTATCA